TAAATTATAAGTGTCCTTTGAAGCATCGTTATGAAAAGCGAAATTAGTTGCAGTTCTTAACATAAAATCTTGTTTTATATTAGTCGGTATGTTTGATAAATTAGTACCAGACCAAGCCACTATAGCATTACTAGCTACTTGAATAACCTTAGTTGTTTTTATTAATTCATTATTATTAGAAGTACTACTCCAAATAGGATAATATACTACTCTATAAAAACCATCTGTATCAAAAGCTGATGGTAAATCCGCTGCTGTATCTACAAAGTTATTTGTTTGAGAGTTTATGTTTCTTATATTTTTCCAAGGCAACCTAACAACCGTACCACCTGTTGATAAATTAAAACTGTTAGCATTAGCAGCTGTTGTTTGTGCTGATGAAATTTTTACATAACTTTTATCATCTTGAAATGCTATAGAAAACTTATCTAAATCATTACCATCACTAAAATCGTTAGCGCATGATATTATTTCATAACTATTTACCGTAGCACCTGTACTATTTGGATCATATACAGTAGCACTAAAAGCACCTATTTGAGCATGCGGATAACTTGCACTGTGTTTAGCTTCTTCTAACACATCAGCTTGAGTTGCGTTTAAAAAGCTATTAACTTTAAAAGTTGGTGTTATAGCTATATTTGTAGGTCCTTGATTTGCAAAATCACAATGCTCATTTAAATCTCTAACTAAGCCACAACTACTAGTTTCGTAATATATGTCTATGTTTGATTCAAAAGGTTTTGTTTCAAATACTGTTAATCCTTTGTTTTTACTTTTTGGATAACCAAATGGCATGTTAGCAAAATTATTATTTGTTGTTCTAATAGCATCATTTATATTTATATTATCTGAACCATTAGCATTAGTACCAGTAGTTCCTACTCCTATTGTAGAAACTTTAAACTCACCCTCTACATTAACAGGCTCGTTGTATAAGTTTGGTATTTCAGCAACTATAGGGTTTTTGTGATTGTCAGCTAAAAAGCTATAAGGTCTTGGTCTGTCTTCATAAAGAGAATCTTGAACAGTAGTACCATCATCTCTTTTTGCATTTGATAAACTCGATAAACCCTGATCTATAGCGGAACCTATACTAAGTACACTTATATAGTCTTGGTCAATATCACCTGTAACAGAGTTAAAAAACGTGCCACTATTATTACTATCTTCAATACTTGTTTGTACTACTTTAGGGTATAACTTTACTTCAGAACCAGAAAGTCCTTCGTTTACGTTTGTAACTAATCTATTAACACCGTCTATCTCACCAAAACCTCTACCGTCATCGTTAAAGCTTTTTATAGATCTAGGTACTTTATTGATATTATCGTTTGTTAATGAAAACCAACTTCTTGATTCTGTTGATGTAGTAAATCTACCTTTTATATGCTGGTCTCTATAACCCGACATAGGAACGTTAGAGTTATCTCCAAAACTAGTTGTAGCGTCATTAGAGCTCCAGTTTACCATAGGGTGTACGGTATATACGTTGTAGTAATCTTGCTCAACTTGCTTTACAACCATTCTCCAGCTGTACCAACCATTTGGCCTAGTTAGTCTATTAAAAGTTTTTGATTGTTCTACTATTCTAGAGTCTGAAAACTCTACTGATAATGCTTGACCGTAAGAAAAACCTGTTGTGCTCCAGCTGTAGCTACTACTGTGTTTTGCAGCTAAACTTTCAACTACAGCATCTACGGTGTGTGTATCAGATAAGTTATCTACCTTATAAGTTGATGGTATGACTGGTGACGTTCTACCAAATCTATCAACTAAAACTATACCTACTTGGTATGTTCTTCTTGATTTTAAATTATGATACTTGTACTGCTCGTGGTTATGAAAATAATGACCGACAGAATCAGCAGTATAGCTTTGTTCGTTTTGGCCTTTTGGCCCACTTGTTACATAAAACTTTATACCTTTTTTATTGTCTTCATCTCTAGGTAAATCGTAACCTAAAGTTATATTTCCATAAACAAGTCTACTACCAACAATTTCTTGAGCTTTTGCCCTAACAGGAGCATTATCACCAACTCTTACTAACTGTTTTTCTGGTAAAACTTTAAATGGGTCTTTTGCTAAATAAATATACTCTACAGTTTGTCTATAGTAATGACCACCACCTGTAGCTCTTTTTTGTTTGTATCTTCCAAAATTTAAACCACTTGTGTTAATCAAATCTATTGTATCTACTATTTGTATAGAACCTGTGCCAGCTTCTCTCAATAGTATTTCAATACTGTCTATTTTTAAAGCGTTATCATAACTTGTAGCGCTTATATACGCGGGAGTTGTTTCGTGCTCTGTTACTACTAAGTTACCATTGTTATTAGAAACTGTAGGTATAGGTATACGCATTGTAACTTTATCATATGCGTTTTGCATTATAGGCACTTCATTATGAGTGTAAATATATTGAGCGCTAGAGCTAACAATAGGTTCTGGAGCAACTGTTTTAGCAGCTGATCCAAAAGCTATATTACCACTATTTAGTGGTTTAAAAACATTTTGAGTAAACGGTGAAATAATAGAATATGTATTATCGCTGTATTTATATCTATAAGCAAACCGTATAAACTTTTCGCGCATGTACTCAGACTTAGTGTGTTGAGTGTTGCTAGTAGGATCTGTTGTTACTAAAGTGTACGTATCACCTTTATTAGCATTTGATGACGCTTCGTTTGATTTATGTAAGAAAATAGGTATAAAAGGCGCGACTTTAGCTACAGATATTTTTTCTTCACAATTGTAATAACTTGCATCTGACTTGCCTATCTCTATATTTATATATCTAGGTTGATTATAGTTGTCTGTCCAATATAAAAAATCTCCAATAACATTTACACCTGTTATATGATGGGTTGTGGTAAAATTTAAAAACTGACCACTAGCTAAATAGTGAATAGAACCAGTGTTTTCTCTCATTACTATTCTACAGTTTTCATCTTCTGAACTATTAGCGCGATCTATACCGTTTATAGCAGAGCTAGCATTTGATGATGTAAAATTAGTTATAAACCAGAATATTCTTTGCTTAGCAACATCAACAAAAGATCCAATACATTGTCCATCATCAAAAACACCGCTTCCTAAGTCAAGCGTACCAGTTGAAACAAGCTCACTACCTCTAACGTTTTCAATAGCTCCAACATCAGAGTCTTCACTGTTAGTTACAAGTATATTTTGTGCTTTTCTATATTCACCTTTAGGTATAAGTCTTTCGTCAAGGTCTAAATTCATCTTACCCTTGACAAACATGTTTTTTAATTGCGCCATTTAATTAGTGTTTTATATGTTTAGACTTACCTCTCATTACTTGGGTAAGTTCTCCTACTTTTAAATTAGATAATCTAATTTTAGCGTTACGCATTGCAGCTCTTCTTGATCTTCTATATCTATTAATTATAAACTCTGGCACACCTATCCTAGTGCTTAATAAGTTAAATAAAATACTTTGATACATTGCATCTTCTGCAAATTTATGTATTTTCATTTCATTATCAGTTGCTAAACCATCTGATATATATTTAAACGTAATTAATTTATCTTTTAAATTACTACTAAAAGATATTTTACCATTAGCTTCATCTATTATAAATAATCCGTTTTCTTGCATGTTCTCTGGGTTGCCACCAAATCTTTGCCCTATATTACCTATTTTTTCCGTGTGATAGTTTGTGTGGTAAAAATAATCGTTAGACTCTAGTGTTCCAGAAAGATTATTAGCATCAAAATCTCTAAACCTTTCGTTTGTAACGGGACTACCAACCATTAAGTTTTCGTTAACATCATATAGATAATCATAATCCGAGTCTTGTAATATAGCTTGTGTTGGCACTGATGTGTGTCTTGAAGGATATACTATATGTTCTATACCAGCATTATCCACCCAAGAAAGCCTAACGTAGTTAACATAGTCTTGAGGCATTGGTATGCTTAAACTTGGTGGTATTTCAACTTCTTGTATTTTTTCTACTCTTGATATGTCATAAGCAAACTCTTGTATACATCTTTTTGCTTGAAAAAGTATCTCTGATCTTTTCGCGGTGTTTACTAATTTACCGTCACCTACATAACCTACAATAAAATTACCAACAATATCTTTTAGCGATATGTATCTATAATCACCTAACACAGAAGTGTTTAATATTAAATCTATTACAGCATTAGCCGCGATTTCACCAGCGTTAGTTAAAGCTGTTGTTGAGAACCCAGATGTTAAATGAGTGAAAGTAACTGTTGCCACACCATTTGTTACAGCGTAGGTGTAATTACTTTGAACTTGAGTCTCACCATTTATAGTTATAGTAAAATCACTTATAGTATTAGGAGTGTATGGAAATGTACTAGCTATAGTGAATAAAGATCTAGGTATACTGTTATTAGTAGCTCCTTCAGATCCGTCCCATTGGTATTTACTATTATAATAGTTTAAAGGTGTTGCTTGTAGTAGTGACATATTTATTGTGCTTTAATGGCTGCTTGTCCTTGCATAGCTTGGGCAGCGAATGATGTTATATCTGTGCTTTTTATTACAACTCCAGCCATGCTTAAAATTGCAATAATAAGCATACTTTCTTCTGATGGATGTAATTCAAAGTTTGTTGATCCTTGTGTTGTGTTAGACATCGTGCTTGAGTTGTAAACTGTACTATCATAAATGTTTGTTCCATAAGTAGCATTTATAGTATAACCAAACCTTGGAGGTGTAGGTATTTTAATATAATCTACAGTCACTGTGTCTGTTGTTTCTGGTGATATAACTATAGTAGTACCACCTGTAGCAGCTGTTGTTGTTTTGTAATATACAGGAAAGTCAGCTGAAGGTCTTGTCAAGGGAGATGACAGCATGTAGGATAGTTCATTTTTGTCTATTTCTTCTAACGAAACTGTTTTGCTCAGCATGTTTACATCAATTAGTTTAAAAATGTTTGTTGGAAGCACTCGCGAGTTACCTAAATCAGCGGTAGCATAAAATACTTCAATTTTTTCTTTAATTTTTTCTGGTAAATCAGCATATCCAGCGTTTATTCTACCAAGATTATCCATTGATAAAAATTTATTATACTCTGCAAAAGACATTTCTAATAAATTTAGTTGAGCTTGTGTAGCCAGCTTATTAAACTCATCAGGTGTTAAATAACCTCTTTGCTCTTTATTTAGTATTGATAAAACTGATTTATATACTGTGTTTACGTTTATCATAATTTCTTTTTATTTATAAAGTGGCCACCTCATAGAGATGACCACTCTACAAAATGATTTATTTTAGTTTTTTCTCTATTGAGTTTAAGACTTTTAAACCTTCATCTGTTTTAAACCAAGCAGCTAAAGCAGTGTATGGATGTTCGTCAAAAGGAACTTCAAATAGTTTTCTTTTTTCTTTACCAGCCATAAACGTTCTATTGTCTTCTGACAGTATTAAAATACCGTTTTCAACAGCTTTTATACCTAAGTTTCTTAAATTTACGTTTTCGTCTTTAGTTAACTCTAAGAATAAAGCAGGGTTTTCCCTAGCAAATATTAAAGTGTCTCTTCTAAGCTCCTTAGATTTCATCTTACTAACCTTAGAACCGATCTCTGCACGCATAATTGCTTCCATGTCATCTACTGACATTTCAGCTGCAGCATTTAATGCATCTATTTCTAACTCAAAAATATTTAAGTCAGCCTCAGCATCTACTTCGTTATCTACTTCTCTAAAAGTTTTATTTACATCTGGGTGATACATAGATAAAAATTTTTGTAAAGTTGTATCTTTTTTCTCAACAAACAAAAAGCCATCTCTAAATATAATATGCCCAGGTCTTGTTTTACCTTTCCAGTCTTCAACAAAAGGGGTTGTTTGATTAATAGCGTAAGCTATTTCTCTTTGATAACCTTTTTCTTCATCAAAATAGTAAAGGTTTTTTCTTTTCATTATTCTAACCAGAGGTCTATCACCTATTAGCTCGTATAATCTATCTTTTATTTCCCACTTTGGAGAAACAGGCTTAGCAGCCTTTTGTTTTTTATTTTCCATAATATAATATAATTAAATAGTTTATAAAAGTAATAATTACCCCCGTATAAAATACGAGGGTAAGAATTACAGTAATTGATTATCTGAATAATACGAAGTTGTTTGCTCCTTGAGTAACAATACATCTTTCAGATAGATAGTGAACTTTCATAGCATCAAGATCAGATGTCGCAGCACCTACAGATCCAGTTGTCCATTTTTTAAGTTTTCTATCATCAGCTTGAGACGCTCTGTATCTTACGTGTAAGAAAGGACGTCTGATGTTTTTACCCATGTTTTCATCGTAAACAGTTGTAGTCCCAGCAGGTACCATAACTCCTTCGATTTTTCCAGCAGTAGCTCCATCATTCACTAAGAATCTAGTTGACTTGTTGTTTAAGTATTTCCAGTCAGTTTTGTAGAAATCATAAGATGCTCTTCTAAAACCGTTGAAACCTAAATTAAGCGCCATATCCTCAGAGTTGTTAAACACACCGTAGTTAACACCACCAGCATAGTGTGAATTTACACCAGCTAATAAATCATCTACAGCTAAAGCAGCCTCTCTGTTTAAGAACATCATGTTCTCAGCAATACCACCTTGCTTGTCTAACTCTTGTAAAAGAATATCGAAATCTGCAAGATCGTCATTTACTAATGGAGATGAACCAGCACCACCATCAAACATACCAGCACTTGCAACAAGGCCTCTGTTTTCTAATGCAGCAAATAAACCTTCAGAACCAGTACCAGTGATACCAGAACCTACTACGTTTTCAGCTTCCATCATTGACATCTCTAAGTAATCATCAAATCTCTTTTCTGTATCACCTGAAGACTTTAGGTACCATAAGTAACCTGATTGTCCAGCTTCACCAGAAACTTCAACCCAACCAATTGCAGCCGCGTCAGATCCATTGATCATAAACTCGTCTTTGATTATCATTGGTTTGTTTTGAAAAGACTTGAATTCAGCTTCAACTCCACCACCAAGACCAGAAGTCCCTTTTTTGAAATCAGAACCGTATACAAAGAATCTAATAACTAAGCCTGATGTACCACTTAAGTTAGCGTGGTCAACAAAGTTATTATATCCGTAAGGTTTGATTGTACAAGTAGTTCCATCAGTTGCAGCCGCTGTAACTTGTCCTTTAAGAACAACTACATTAGAAGACTGAGTAACTTGACATACAACCGTTTGTCCAACTCTTACAGACATTGCGATACTAGAACCAGATTCGTTGTCAATATCTTTAGGAGCTGTTACAGCGCCAGTAGTTGGGTTAATTGTAGCTTTGTAAGCTAAGTGTAATCTACCTTGCTCAGACCAAATTACTTGATCAGAAGACATAGGCATTTCTGCACCGACCATTGATAAAAATCCACTGATAGATCTGTCTCCATATCTTTCAATTTCTGATTCATAAAGGTCTGGCAGGTATTGTTGAGCCCATCCGCTATTACGGATGTCTAAGTAAGCGCTTTCTAGCGTTACTTTGCTCTGAGCAGGAGTAACTAATCCGTTACCTAACGTGCTCGAAGTAAAATTTACTTGTGCCATTTTTAATTAATTTTAAGTTTGTTAATAATTTTTAAGTTTAAATTTAAGCTTAGAACTATCGTCACCGCTAATTGCTTTTACTTTTATACCTCCGGTATTAACAACGCCACTATCAGTTTTTCTAGCATCCATGTTTATATTTTTGGCTTGGCTAGTCATATTTTTAATAGCATCGGCTTTACCTTGTTCATAAAAATGATTAGCAATAGCATCTGCGTTTTTACCTGCAAACAACGTCTTGTGGTAATCACTAGCGTTTTGAAGCGTATTATCCTTACTAATCCAAGGTTTTAAATACGTAACAAAATCACTTTGATCTTCCTTAACGTCTTGCATGTCTTTAACATTGTAGCGATATTTCTTGTCTCCAACTTTAAAATCAAAACCTTTGAAGTCTTCGTTAAAAACCCTATCAGTCTCTTTGTTAAATACTGTTTTAGCTTTTTGTTGTAGTTCTTGTGCTTGTTCTTGCTCTTTATTATAGCGATCGAAAAAGCTAACTGCTTTTTGTTGTTGAGGAGTTAACTTAGACCCTAACTTAAGATCTTCGTAATATTTACCCTTCAACCCTTCCAAGTGTTGTTTAGCTTCAGCGACAGCTTCTTTATAAGCAAGCTTTTTACGTTTTACGTCTCTTTCAGCGTCTACATCTTCGTCAATTGAAAAATTATCTTCTATTAAAAAAGATATTTCGTCTTGATCTAAATGTGGCTTAGTTTTCTGATAATATTCTCTTAACAAGTTACCATCGTCTAAACTAGAATAATCCGTATTGAGTTTGACGTAGTCCTCAACCGATCCACCTGTCTCATTCATAAACTCCACGAGTTTTTCAATGTTTTCTGGTAGGTCCATTCCTGGAGTTTTTTCTTTTACTGCAGTTTCTTCAACCTCTTCCTTTACAGGCTTTGGCTCTTCATCTGTTACATCTTCAAGAATTACTTCTTCTTTTTGCTCAGTTTTTTCTTGCTTTTCTTGACTACTTTTTTCGTCATCTTGCTTTTCTTCTTTCCGTATGGCATTTTCTTGTGTTTTAATGTTAGACAAATCTACTTTATAATCTCCGTCCTCATTACGAGGAGTTTCAGGTTTTTCAACCTTTTCAACAGTTTGTTCAACTGTATCTTGTGTAGTTTCTTCAACTACGTTTTCATTTTTTTCTTCCATAATATAATATAATTAAATAATTGTTAATGTTTATCTTGGGTTAAACTGTTCTAAACCAAAACCATCCAAGTTATCAAAACCAGCTGATTCAAAGTTTTTCGGACCAGTGTTACCTTTTCTTTGCTCAATTAACTCACTTTGTTGAGTTGCTTGTATTTTAGTTCTTTGGTCTTTACGATCTTCCTTTCCGCTCTCCTTATCTTTAATCACTTGCATTTCTTGTTGTTTTAACTGCATATTAAGATTAAATTCAAATTCCATTAATTCTTTTTTAATAGCAGCCTCTCTTTCCATTTTTGCAATATCAAATTGACTTTGGGCTTGAGCAACTTGAGTTTTAGTTTGAGCAAGAGCTTGTTGCTTTTGCATATCAGCAGCAGCTGCAGCTTCAGCAGCCTGCGTATTTGATTGAGTTTGAGCTTGTATGTTTTGCATTTGCATTTTTCTATCAAGCTCTTGTTTTTTCTTTCTTCTAAGTTTTAAAAGTTGATTTGCTAGTTTTAAGTTTTTAACCTCACGTATGTCAATAGCATCTTCAAGATTTATTTGATCTTTCTGTATTGCCATTTGTATATTGTTTTCTAACAATTGTTTTTCTTCTAAATCCGGCATTAAATCTAAGTATATACCAAAGTCGTGTAAATGTAACTCGCTAACTTCTTTTAAAGTTGCTACATTAAACTTGCCAAGCGTGTTTAAAAACTGTTGTTTTGTGTTAGAGTATTCTAAAACATCTGATATTCGTAAAGCTAAACACTCTGCTGTCTTTAGTGTTAAGAATAAGCCAGCTTGCAATATATGTCTTGTAGCCGTGTTGCTGTTAGCAGCTGCCATTTTTTGTATACCAACTAAAGCGTTACCATCTGGCATACTACCATCTCTAGCTTCATTTAAACCAGTAACATCACGCATCATCTGCATATAGTAGTTGTAAGTTTGAATTAAGCTTTGTATTTTAGCACCTCCACTACTTGATTGTAGTTCTTGTATAGGTATTTTACCTTGATTAAAATCACCATCTTGAGTCATTGATCTACCTATAACACTACCAGTTTGAAAATACATATTCAAAGCTTCTTGAGGATTATAATTAGTACCATTACCTAAGTCTATTTCAGCAATACCATCAGCATCCATATATATACCATCAGGAACTACTCTTGATAAAACCTGTTGTAATTTAAGATGAGTTAATTGTACCATGTCAGCAAAACTTGTCATTCTACCAACTAAAGACTCTGGAACACCTTTATATATTCTAGGTGCACATATTTGGTAAGACATTTTAACTTTTGTTAAGTCAGCCTTAGGTCTTGACATGTTTTCTGACATCTTCCAGCTTAACATTTTTTCGTAACCAACTATTTTAGTTCCAGAATATATAACTTCTATTGATCTGTTTAATTTTTTAAACCTTGATCTATCGTCTTTTGGAGGATTAAAAGTATCGTCTTTTTCTAAAGCTTTATCATTACCACTTGCTCCTTTTTTAACTTTGTATACTTGGTTTTTATATGTTTTGTATTCAAAATTTAATATGTGAACAAAATTATCATCTGTTCGTTGTGTTTTATAAAAATCACCTGAAACATGGTTATCTTCTATTTCTTTTACATCATCATCAGTTAAATCGTTAAATCTTTTCTTTAAATCAGAAACTGAAACTCTTTCTACTTCTCCAATATAATATAAATCTTCAAAATATGGGGATTCAGTGTAAGAGTGCACAATATCAATAGGATCTACGTAAGCAACCTTAACCCCATCACTCACGTTGAAATAATTTTTAACGCAAGCAATACCTAAAACCGTTAAATCATAATCTAATCTTTTCTTTATTAAATCGTAATCATTTAAAGCAAATAAATTATTTATAGCTTCTTCTTCGGCAATTTCAATGCTTTGTTTATAGTTTAACTGCATGTGTAACGAAAGTTCCTCGTTGTTTTCTGGTAACTCAGAAGGGTTTTCCGATTTAAACATAGGTAAGTTTAAACCTTGTTCTGCAGACGCATAAAACTCTTTATTCTGCATGTCTTTAACTATATTTTCTATATACTCTGTTCTTTTTGAAGCAGATGTAGGGTCTTGTGAATAAGCTTTAAGCTCGTAAGCTCTATCTGATATGCCATTTACTACGATGTCTACAAACTTAGGTATAATTGGAACTGGTCTCCAGTCTAAATTAAGATAAGACAAATCACCATTAATAGATAATTCATCTTTATATTTTTGAACAGATTGTTCTCCTCTAGCGTATAATCTTAGCTCGTTGTATTTCTGCTTTGAGTGTAAATACTTATTAGTACCACCGTCTTTTTTAAACCACTCGTGCTCTATAGATCTTGCAACTTGCAGACCGTAATCCATACCAGCTTTCTCATTATCTGAGACAGCGTGACTTGGAAAACTAGATTTTTTTTGTGTAGTTATTGCCATTATTTGTTAATTATTTGTGACGTTACTCCTTTATTGTTATACTTGGATAAACCAAAGGATATTTTTATATTTTTTTTATCAGCAACTGGTTTGTATAGGTTTTTGTTACAAGCCATTATAGCTAAACCTGAACTTATTGTTGCATCATATTTCGTTCTATTATTAATATCAAAACCAGACCAATCAGTTAATGTTCTATTAAAATACATATCTCCGTAGGTGTGATCTTCTTTTAATCCTATATATTTTTGTATATAAGTTTCTATAGCT